TTCCATGATTAAACTATTAGGTATTAAGGCATCACCTATGTCTAAGAACTCACCCTCAACTTCTTGAACATACTCCTCTCTTGTAAGTTTTTTAATCTCTTCTACAAATGTGGGATCTTCTTGTACCAATGGGTTGTCAGTTGACTTTATGTGAAACTCTCTCCACATTCCGTCAGGATTTGCTGGTTTTGCATTCTGGCAGGCCTCATAGAAATATCCAGCCTTACTAAATGGTGTAGATGTCAACCATACCCTAGCCTGTGTGGCCAAACCTGATGGTAAAAATGCTCTAAGTATATCTGTCTTGATAAAGGAACACTCGTCTGCAATGATTACATGTGGAGAGTAACCTCTCAAGCTGACACCAGTTTCTCCTGTTGCTCTTGTTACTATTTTAGATGAGCCTGTATTGTCTAAGAAACTAACCCACATCTCTGTCTGTGTATTACGTATTACATATCTTGATAAGAATTCACTTCTCATAATCATATCTCTTATTCTACCGAACATGATTGTGGCCTGGTTTTGTGTAGGTGCTGCTATTACTATTGTGCAATCAGTGTTGACTGTCTTCAGCATTAATGGTGCAAAAAACGCAAAGTGTATTGCCTTTACTGCTGTACTCATTGTCTTGCCAACCTGTCTTCCAGATCTGTAAACTATAAACCTATCCTTACAATCTACATATTCCTTATTATATGGAAATAATTTATGGTTGAGAAACACTTCACTAAATTTGCTTGGGTTGTCAGCACAGTCTGTTATTGTCTGTAGAAAGTTTTGCCTTTCTTCTAAGACCTCTTTGTTTGGTCTAGCCATTCTTTATTTCAGCACTCACATCTCGAATTCTGTTTTTAACAGATTTAAGCCTATTTTCCAACCAATCCTTCTCTCTTTTATCTGTTTCTTTAGGTATAGATTCCTCTAGCCTTTTCTCATAACCCCTGTATTCTAATAAATGTCTTTCTTCTTCTTTACCCATGACAATCACACTCACATTCTGTAGAGGTATAATGAACCTCTAGATAATGACCACATTTTACACAATATTTATCATCCACTACCAACCACCATATGTTTAGTTTTTATATGTAATATAACTTCATCAGTACTTCCAAAATTTTTACCACAGTGAATACAATGTTTTATATTATATGTGTTATTCATTCTGATCTCTGTGATTTTATTTGTCTGAATATGTTTTCAATATCTCCTTCTTTAGTAAATCTCTTTTCTTCTGATATTGTTATCTTACTGTTTAAATCATTAATTGATTTTACTATATTTAATAATGAGTTTATCTCACTCTTTGTATTTCTGTCTGGTATATTACCATCCATTTTTGCCTGAGTTAAGGCCATCAATACATTTTCAAATGATAGTTTTACTAACATATCTAATATTGATTTTATATCTTCTGGTTCTCTTGTGTCTAATTCGTTTATGAATTTAACAAAGTCATCTCTTATTGCACACACTGCATCCTTTTCATATTTTGGGCACTTGCCATTACCACCATCATCTATTGATCTGTATACACATTGGTTACATAATGCTGGTATGTTTGCAGATTTTAAATGTTTGGCAGAGTTGAACGGAGATACGGTCTTTCTCTTGTTTTCCATTACAAGTTTTGTATTACCTACTGGTTTTATCTTAAAGACCTCATCATCAGCCATATACCAATTACTAAATCAATACTTATAAACATTACTGTATAAAATTCTCATCATAAAACCCATATGTTTTAAGTTGTGGCATGAACATCAATGCTATAGGTGCTTTTAACAATGCAGAATACTCTGCATTTATTATCTGCTCTGTTGTTATTCCCACCTTTTCTAAATTATCCTTATATCTTTCACAATAATGTCTTAACATTGGTACCATACCCCTGCCCTTTTGACCAAAGAACATACTCATGGAATCACTTCCAGTCCATATCTCACTCTTCTTAGCCAATGCAACAGATATCCATGCAGCAGTATCAACACTCTCAAATATTCTATTCTTAATAAACTTTGATTTGGCTAGACCATGGTATCTTAGGTTGCCAGGTAATTTCCTCATCTGGTCTTCTAGTTCTGCAACACCTCTTATCTCTCCAAGACACACCAAACTATTAGGCTCAGGTCTTAACTGTGCTAAGTGATGTACATAATTACCCTGTAAAACTGGAACTGTCCAGTCTATTCCCATTTCCTGTTCTTGTTTCCAATACTTTAGGGTTGCATCCATATCAAAATAAACGTCAAACTGTGTTGCGTATTCATATTGTTCTCTCTTCTTCTTTAAAAAGTCATGGTATTTATCTGGGTTTCCTTTTGTTCCTGCAACCACAAAAACCGATTCAAATTTATCATGAAATTTATTGATATTTGCATATGAATATCGGTGTGAAAGCATGACATTTTTAACACCACATTGTACTAGTGCTTCTAGTGTTGCCTTATTATTTGCGTTAAAATATAGTTTCACTATACTTCTGGAATTTCACTATACTTCGTTCTATTATCTTCAAAACACTTTGTTGCGAAAGGACACATACCATCACATAAGAAGTTTTTTGTTCTACCAGGTAATGTTTTATTAATTAAAGCGTCTTTTATTGTCTTTGCTTTTTCTACCAATATTTCTAATTCTTTGTCTGGGTCAGTTAATTTAAATGATAATGCTATAGGCCTGTCTCTTGTTTCCTTGTCTACTTGGTTTGATATATACATAACACACCCCCTCTTTGCTTCTATACCATAACACTTCTTGAGTAATGCTCCATATGCATTGATCTGAGTCTTATGTGTGTCACTAGGTTTTGAGTTATATTTCTGGAAGTATCCTATAGATCCAGTAGTTTTCTTATCTACTATAATCCAATCATCACCAATCTTAATAAGATCATCTATTGATCCATATATTATATCTAGATGTTTTGGATCATTTTCATCCAATGATTGGGCCCACTTTAAATCTACAACCTTGTCTTCTACATAGTCATACCCCAAGAATTTTTCATGGTGTTCTAAATCTGCTAGTTGTGAGTGTGCGTGTACTAGTTGACCAAAGTAAAGACTTTTCAATTCTTCAGTATTCATGCCTGAACTGGTTGATATTTTTTTATATATTACATATCTCATACATGGTTTAATTAAATCACTTACATGAATCTTGCCTAATCTCTCTGTTTTCATTGCCTCTGCTTGAGATTTTCTAAACAAGAAATATACATGGTTGTTTATGTCTTCTAATGTTAACATAAGTGAATTTATATTCAATGTTATATAAGTCTATCTAATAACTTTCTTCTAATATAAACTGAAATGTTTCTGTTTGTTCTGATATGTCACCATTTGAATCTTTTAGTTCTACTTCTCCAGCCCATATACCAGCGTTTGCTACTGCTGTATCTGTTGCTGATAATGTATATGATACTATTCCAGAGGCTCTTGTTGTAAATACTAGGTTGCCATCAATTATTAATGTTCCACCTGGCCTCCATACCTTCCACTTTCCAGTTGCATATGTTGTTGTATTGGAAAGGTCTTTTGCTGAACCAGAACTATCAGCTACAGTTAATTGGAGTGTGGCTCTACTTCCAGCTTTCACCCTAAATTCGGTTGATCTACCCATCATGTCTGCACTGCTCATACTAATCACCTCTACTTGTCTCGTCTGTCTTATAAGTTTTGACTTTCTTAGAAGTATCTCCACCCCTAGATGTCTTACTCTTATCTCCACCCCTAGCTGTATTACTCTTATCTCCACCCCTAGCTGTCTTGCTTTTATCTGTGGTTTTTAATGTTGTTGTAACAAGAATTGTGGTATCTGCAAGAACCTGTTTTATTATTCCCTCAATAGTGCTTATTCCCTCATTAACAAATCTTTTTAATGAACCTAATCTTGTAGCTGATTCTGATATTTGTAATGTTTCTGCCACAATTCTCTTCATAGTTCCTAATCTATTTAATGCTTCTGATATACCAAGTGATTCATTTATTACGTGGACTAAAAGATATATCTTTCTATATGTTGATTCTGTGGTTTGCATTATTTCGTTGATAATTCTAACTAATATTCTAGATTTTAATCCATCAAATTCTTGTAACGATATGCTTTCAGATACAAGACGGTACATAGTTCCTAGTCTTGATATTGATTCTGAAATCTGAAGAGTTTCGTTTATTGATTTAATTATAACGTTTAACTTACTTAGTGATTCTGATATACTCAATGATTCATTTATAGTTCTTACTAATACAAATACATTTGAAATAGATTCAGATGTTTGTAGTGTTTCCGATATTATTCTCTTTATATCTCCAAGCCTTGTAATAGATTCGGATATTTGTAATGTTTCGTTTATAACATGGATTAAGAGGTATAGTTTCTTAACAGATGATTCTGATAATTGCAACACTTCAGAAACAATCCTCTTCATAGTTCCCAATCTATTTATTACTTCTGATAACTGTGTTGTTTCATTTACATATTTATTAAATCCAAGTATCTTGTTTTTGGCTGTAGATATTTGTAGGGTTTCTGCAACCATTTTAACCAATGATCTGACAGTTCCATCAAACTCCTGTAGAGATACGTTTTCATTCACAAACCTACCCAAATTCATTAACCTTGATACAGCCTCACTTGACTGGATAGTTTCATTGATAAACCTCTGAAGTCCACCAAGTCTTGATACGCTTTCTGATGTCTGCTCTGTTTCGTTTATGTATCGCTTTAATGCACCAAGTCTTGTAATCAATTCAGATGTGCTGACAGATTCACTAACTATATAGAATCTAGTTCTTAACTGATTAATTACCTCTGACATCTGTTCTGTTTCATTTATTAGTTTGATAAGACCTATCACACTTCGTATGTTTTCAGATGTTTGCAGAGTTTCATTTACAATCCTGGCCATAGTTCTTACAGTACCGTCAAATTCTTGCAGGGATACACTCTCATTTACATACCTAGTTAGTTCTCCAAGCCTAGTTATTACCTCTGATATACTTTCAGATTCATTGACAAATTTGATTAGACCTATTACTGTCCTTCCTACCTCTGATGTTTGCTCTGTTTCATTGACAAATATGTACCTATCTCTGTACGAGAGGAGGGATTCTGATGACTGTAGTGTTTCGTTTGTATGTTTGATTAGTCCTATCACTGAACGTTCTGAATCTGCAACAGATAGAGTTTCATTTAATATTTTGATTAGTCTTGGGTTTCTATCAAATACATTTTCTTGGAATATGTTTGTTTGAAATGTGTAATCCCCGAACTCGTTGTCCTGAAATGCGTTGTCTTGAAATACGTTATTCTGAAAGACGGCAGATACTATAGCCAATTAAGTTAGTTGTGTCCATTTTGACGTAGATGAGTTCCAAATATATGATTTATGAGTATCTGTTTCTGTGAAGATTGTTTCATTCGTATAGTTTGGACTAGCAGGTCTTTCGGAACTTTCCCCTTGTATTACATTACCTGCCAGATATTTAATGGTCATTTATTATACGCCTCACAGTATAAGAAATTTCCATTGGCATTTGTTGTGCTTCTTTGTTGGAAACATAATGCTGGTTGGTATGTGTAACCATCTGTTGGTATATTCGTAGATTTTGTAATTACAAGAACACCATCTAATGTCATTGTTGAAGAAGCACCAGCGTTTAATTCTATCTTATAACAATGATAAGCTTGGTCATGTGCTGTGCTACTTTCGGTAGCAGAAACAGAAGAAGCATCTCCTGTTGTCATCGCTATGTTTGTATAACCACTGTTATTATGAAACTGTGCAGATGCAGACGGTGGATTTATAGTAGATCCACTAGAATTACGCAACCCACCCATAATTGCTGCTGCCGATTGGTCTTTCTTTGCTACTGCTATGAATACTGAAGAATTTGTATATTGTCTTTGACCATTAAAAGTAAGTTGAGCAGCGTTGTTGTTAGCAACTCCTGTAATTTGATAACCACCGTTTATTGAATCTGCCATAGCACTTGTTGGCGAACCTGTTACTTGTGTATATGTCCATCTGTCTGTGTCTATTGTTTTCCCTGAAAACCATTCTACGAAATGCTGACGTTGTATGACACCACCACTCTTGCCAAATGCAGAATTTATTGAATCAAATTGCTCTTGTATCCACGCTGTTCCATTGTAAACAAGTGTAGCACCTGAGTCAGTTTCTACGAATGATGAACCAGTTGGTATGTTAGTTGGCTTTGCGTCTGTCGAAAGACCTGTGATTCTTCCACCGTCTAAGTATTTTATCGCCATTTCAATCCTCCTATTACTTCGTTAACTCGTTCTACTTCGTTTTCTTTGCCTGATAGGTTTGTTTCTGTAAAACTGTTTTGATTCAAATCTGTTCTTGTGTCTATTATCTTACCACCATGTCTGTCTATAATTCTCATAACTTTTCTCTCCTCACTTGAAGCAAATGTAAATTGTGCATCTACATACGCACCATAATTTGATTTATCGGAAATCCATGTGCAGTTAAATCCTTCAATTTTTGGTAACAATCTAGCACCAACTTGTGTATTAGAAGCACCACTAAACAATTCAGAATAAATCCTATTATTAATATCCTGTATAGCTGGTAATTTCATTACCTGTTTCTCGCATTCTCCCACAACCATTTTACCTGATATAATGTTAGGAAACCTAACTCGTATTTTTTTTGCCTTGTTTACGTTCATGTATTATACGCCTCACAATATCTTGCACGAATCTCACTATTATCATATTTTGTAACTAGGAATGGTTGCATTTTATATCTTGACATATTAGCAGTTCTTGTTGCTTCTACTACACCATCAATAACACAGTTTGCACTCGCACTAAGCTGTTCTAGTTTGTATGTTTTCCACGCTATTGTTTCTGATACATTAGCTATTTCTGTTTGAGCTTCAGAAGCGTTCATTGTATAAAATCCATAATTACCTGTTCCAGTAGGACAATTAATTTTTAATCCATCTAACCAATAACTGGGCATTACTCCACACATACCCCAACCACCTTGCTTGTTTGTTCCCGATGCTACCATTTTTGCTACCCAAATAACTGAACTGCCTGTATTACTAAATGGTCTTTTATCGTTAAATGCAATAAGTGTTTGTTGTGATGATCCACCTGATGAATTTCCTACTAGCTTAAATCCACCATCTGCCTCATCAACCATTCCACTGCCTGTATGATTTGAAGAAAGATAATCAGTATATGTCCATCTTTTCAAATCTAAATCTTCACCTGTAAACCACTCAACCATATGTTGTTTTGCAACTGTTGTCAATGGATTTGTAATCTCGTAAACTGAACCGTAGGTCATGTGTTCCACGCCTCGATATATCTAACATAAGTAGTTGCATTGTTTGAACTATCACTATTAGCGTTCATACATATTCCCATCTTTGCTGCTGGAAGTGTTTCTGTTGATGTTCTTCGTAATATACCATCAATTCCCATTGTTGCTGATGAAGCTAATGCTTCAAGTCTCCATGTATGCCAATTTGTATCTGCTGTTGGTGTTGTTTGCCAATGTCGTGTTTGGTTTCCTGCTGCATTGGTTGTTTGCATGGTAAATGTGGTTTCGTTGCCTTTTACGCCTCCCATTAATGTATTAGCACCACCTGCACTTTGGTTTGCATCTTGTGCAAATCCAATATAACTACCATCGCCATTAGAATAATTTGAATAAGTATCAAATTTTGCGACAAATATACAAACTGCACCTGTATGACTAAATGGTCTTACGTCCATTGGGGATTGATTTCCACCTGTAGTAGTAGCATTAAATGCAATACAACCTGAATGAGCACCTGAAGATGGCGAATATATTTTCAAACCACCACCAATTTCATCTGCCATTGTTGCTGTAAATGTTGTCGAAGAAGCTGTCACAATACCCCATCTGAAAGTGTCTAACGTATCACCTGAAAAATACTCTACGAAATGCTGCTTCATAACTTGCGTTGGTGCGTTTATGAGTTCGTATATGGAATCTTTAGTTAAGGTCATGTATTATATGCCTCACAATAAGTAGTGTTCCACTGTCTAGCTTGTTGTGCAGCTCCTCTACTTTGAAGATATAAGAACGGTTGTAATTTTGACGTTGTTGGTATGCTTGATGTTTTTGTGATAGCAACAATTCCATTAATAGAGGCAACACAACTAGAACCATTTAATTCCAGTTTGAAGTCAAACCAATCAGTTGATTTTGCTACACTTGAATCAGTTCTTGATTCGTTATTTGTTTCTATTCCTTTGTAACTATGCAAATTTCCCTCACACATTAACGCACATTCGGGTGGTGTTACGGTGCTATCAGATGCCAGACCATATTTAATTGCAATATTATCATTGTTCGATGAAGGCTTTATCATATTGCCAATAAACACACTCCCAAGAGGATTGAATTGTAAAACATCACTAAAAGTTAAACTAGCTGATGCTGAAATTGGTGCTGTATCATTTACATACATTTTTAATCCACCGTTTACTGAATCATCAAGGGTTGCTGTGCAAATTGATCCACCTATCTGATTTAAAGTCCATACATCTGTGTTTAATGCATCGCCTGAAAAGTTATCTACAAATCTCATTCTTGCAGGTTTTTCCCAACTGTTTGTTAATTCGTATAATGAGGTCATGTGTTGTATGCCTCACAATAATTTACAGTTGCTTTTTGTGGTATACTTCCTGCATCTCCATCACCACCTCTATTTGCATAACTGAATGGTTGTATAGCACCTGCTGACATCAAGGTTGCTGTATTTGTTGCTCTTAATTGACCATCAACAGATAACTCACAACTTGATGACTTGTTTTCTATTTTCCAAGCATACCATCTTTTTTCTATTGATAATCCTGTATCTGTCACAGTGTATGTAGATTCAGCACTATGAGTTGATAACGCAATTTTATCTGTTGCATATCCACCATGAGTTCCACCACTTGATGTTGTATTTAATACTACATAACTTCCTATAGAACCCCAAATAGAGGTGGCTAATCCCCATTCCTGAAAACCATTAGCAAATTCATCAGGCATTTCATTTTGTGGTTTAACACACCATATACACACACTGCCTTCAGAATCAAAAGTTTTTTTATCATTGAAGCCAAAAGCCCAATATGCATTAGTTCCTGATGTCGCTGTTGTTAATGTCATACCATTACTATCTATAGCTACTGATGTTCCAGAGTGGTTATCAAATGTCCAAATGTTGTTTGATGTGTCATTTTTACCTGCAAAATTATAGACAAATCTTTGTTTTGCTACTACTGCATCAGAATTTGTAGCATCTTCTGCTAGAGAAGGATTACCAGAAGCAAATTCTCCGTTAAGCAAATCATAAAGTGATCTCTGTGCCATTATGCGTTATACCCCTGTTGCCAACCATTTGTGTTAGCATCAAATACTGTTTGTATTCTTATTTCTGATCCTCTAAAACCATTTTCATATTCTACTACAAAGTCAGGGGATTCTTTGTATGCATCTATGTTATGGCATTTCATTTCTCCCTCATACATTAACCAATCATACTCCCCTGTTCTTAAATCATATCTATATACTGTGACATATAATTTATCTATGCAGTTAGGTTCTGTTGGTATTGTGGGTATTATTGGTGTGTCATCTGGTACTGTTGGTATGTCTATGGGTGGTACTATAGGATCTGGATCAAAAGCTCCTGTAATAAATAATACTGCTACAAATACCAAAGCAACTACTGGTAATCCTACTAGAAGATTCATGTATTATACACCTCACAATATCTTATAGCAATACTTCTAGCACTATTTGTTCCATTCTTCATCATAAAGTTAAAATTCTGTTTTTGGTCTGGTTGTGTTCCAGTGTTTGTTGCTCTTAATATACCATCAATACTTCCCTTACAATTTGTTCCATTTTGAACACCCTTGAATACGTGCCAATTAGTGTCAAAAGAAACACCTGTGTCGGTTGTATCACCAGATTGGTTATAATTTGACGAGACAAAACGAATGGTTGAATAACCTGCATCTGTATCCCATAAGAACATATTTACACTTCGAGAAGTAGTTGTGCTTGTATCAGTTTTTAATCCCAATTCAGATTTAATACTGGTTGTTGAAAATTGTTTTGCAACTGCAATCCACACAGCACCATCATAATTAACCCACTCTATAGCATGATTGTTTGACGGAGAAAAAGTGATTGCATCATCTTCATTTACACTTGTTGTTATTTTAAAACCACCATCTATAGAATTATCACACCCATAAGAATGACTTCCTGATGCACTTGCATTATCCGTTAATGACCAACCATCAATAATACCAGTATTTGTTCCACCATTTATTGTTCCACTAGCACTACCACTAAAAAAAGACCAAAGGTGTTGCTTCCCTAGACTTGAATGATCGTGTAACAGTTCTCCTATGTTACTTGACGGTTGGTTTTTTTCTGCCCAAGCACCATAATTTAATATATGTTCTTTACCTGAATATGAGTCTGTATATGTTGTGCCATTAACAAGTGTTCCATCTGCTGTTAGTCGTGGTTCACTATCAAAAAATTGAACATTAGATATTGATGATGTGTATGTCATTGCCGATCCCTCGTCATATATTGCACCCTGAATATATCTAAGACTATCTACTCCTACACACGAACAGGTTACTTCCTCTCCTGATCCTGAATAATCACTATTTGTAAATAATCTAATCTTTGCTAGACTACCCTTTCTTTCTATCTCAACATAAAGTGTTTGAACTGCCGATGTTTTAGTAAATGTGGCAACCGTTGGACTTCCACCTGAAATCTTTGTGTTATCCAATGTATAAAGCCTATATCTATTAAGTGAAGATTGAACTGTATTGACAAGCAGTATTCCATCTACTGCTCCTGATATTGAATTACTTGCAGCCGATACTACACCAAACGCCCACTGCAAATATCCACTATCTATACCTGTATATGTTTTTATTTCATATTTGAATCTTAATACCCAATTATCAGAAGTGATTACACCAAGATCAAAATTTGTATAATTATTTGCACTACCACTATAAGTAAAATCTAATTCATTGTTCGTGGTATCAACTGTGATATACGATCCACTTGCTGACCAACCTGTTGTATCATTAACTAGTGAAGAATCCGGCGAAACTAACCTATTTCCTGCATTGTAAGTTATAGCCATGAGTTATCTCACGCTATCTGGACTTCTACTGCCGAACCGTTTTTCCAGATTTTAGTAAAGACACCCTCGTTGTTGGTATCTATCTTTTTAATGTAAATATCTCTATCTCCTGATCCAACTGTACTGAATGAACTAGCTGTTCCAGCATAGTTTGTTGTGGTAGTATTTGAAAATGCGTGTACTATAGTTGCACCACCACCTGCTGCTGCCTGAAAAGTTGGTGCTGCTCCTGCTCCATTACTTGTAAGTACGTGACCTGATGATCCAACTGCTACTGCTGCTGGATCTCCATTTGCATCATATGTGATTAATTCACCATCTGTACCACCAGCCATTTTTGCTAGTGTTACTGCGTTGTTTGCAATAGTAGTTGCATTTCCACTGGATGTTACATCTCCTGTTAGGTTTGCGTTTGTGGTTACTGTTGCTGCATTACCTGTACAACTTCCTGAACTTCCACTTACATTTCCTGTCACATTACCAGTCAATGCTCCTGCAAATCCTGTTGCTGTTAATACGCCTGAACTTGAGTTAAATGCTAAGTTACTTCCTGATTTTGGTGCTAAGTCACCTGTTGCTGCTGTTACAAATAATGGAAAACAAGTTGTATCTGATGATTCATCTGCTACTGTAATATCTGTTGGAGTTGTAGAACCACCACCATATCCATACCAATATGTTCCCTTTCTCATTAGGATTGTTGGTTTTGTTGATGACAATGTTTCATTTGCTCCACTTACAGTGAATACATGACCATCTGCTGAAGGACTTGCAGTATGTGTTAATGTTATTGTATGTCCTGTGTTAGCAAACAAGTAAATTATATCATATTCATTTGTATTTGTTATTGCTAGTTTATCTAAAGTATCTGATGTGCTTGATTCTGATGTTACCACTGTAACTGAATCTGTTACTGTGGCCACACCACTTGCTATTGTAATTGTTGCTGTTGTTGGTGTGTTACCATACATTCCCTGTGGTGCTGGATCTTCATTCCATTCTGTTGTTCCAACTGGGCTTGTACCGTCATCTGGATAACTACTAGCATTAACTTGTGTTGCGTGTTTGTAAATTGCTTTTCTAGCCAATCTTTACCACCACGTTTTCACTCATTCTTACCTTGTCATTCAAACCCTCTTGTGGGGTGTTATTAATCTTTTCCAATAATTTAAATAAACCTTTCATAGATAGGCATTTAGCCATAGGACTATACTCCGTTAAAAGTATGATTAACGAATATTTTTAGAGTATCACTTGCTGTCTTGTTGAAACTTGTAATACTAAAGTGAGTTAGTAGTTTTGTTCCACTTGCTGGACTTGCTCCACCAACATGAATACATCCACCTATGATAGCATTAGAGTTAAAATCACCAGTTGTCCAACTTGTTCTCCAAGTTGCAATATCTGTTCCTGAACCTGTATTATCTGAATCATCATCAGCAGTTTTTGGATAGTTAGAATCTATAGCCTTTCTTGAAGCTGTTATAGGTGTAGTTACATCTGAATAAACATGACCTTTTGCTGGTGTTGCTGATCCTGTTCTTAATTCCATTCTGCCGTTAGAACCACCGAAATCGCTTGTTGGTGTACCCTCTACAGCTTGCTGTGCATAGTATAAATCTCCATCGTTTGTTACAATGTTATGAGTATAAAGCCAAGTTTTTTGTCCTGTTGTTGTATTCTCTTTTACGATGCATACATTCAAATCGGGGTTAATTTGATTTCCAACAGGCTTTTTACTTTCGTGTAGTGTCATCATTATAATATCATTTCCATGACTTTACTTATAAAGATTTCTCTATGCTGTACCATCTAACTCTATTCCTGTGTCTGAATTACTAATGGATAAATGCCCATGAATGGTGGCAAGTTCAGTATCTGTTTTCTTTGAAACCTTAATTTCTGCACTGGCTAAGACCAAAGAAGAACCACTACTTCCATATATTCTTAAATATCTTGCATTTACTGCGTTAAACCTAATATAATTATATACATCAGCCACTAGGTTTGAGGTTAATATTGTTCTTTCATCTGTCCAGTTTGAGGCATCTGTTGAAGATTGTATCTTTATACTTGTTTCAGTTGTTGCTGAATTATGATACCAAGCCAAAGCACATAGATTTGCTGCAGATCCCATATCTGCATATATGAATGGATTAGTTTCAGAGTTGGTTTTCCAAACTGTGCTGGTATTACCATCTTTTGCATTAGCAGAAGCAAAACCACTTGCTGCACTCGAAGCTGTTACTGCTGTTGGGGTTGTGTAATCTCCTATTGTTACTGTCTTTGGTGCTACTACTGAGCTTTCTCCTGTGTTTATTACTAGTGCTGAATCGGTTACATCTGTTTGGTTTACACTTGTTACTGTGCTGGCCCCACAAACTACCCGACCTATATAGAATGAATCTGCTGGTGTTGATCCAGTTGTGTTTTTTGTGAAACTCCATGATTCTGCCTCTCCATTTGAATCTCTGGCAAAAGTTATGTAAATATAATTAGTGTTGTTTGCTGTCAAACTTCCCACACTTTCTGTAGCATCAGATTCAACATATAATCCTTTTAACCTAGCAGTACCAACAGCCACATTAACTGCAAGTCCTGATCCTGCTGTTATTACAAAACCTGATTTTCTGTAATCTCTTACAATATCTGAACTAAAGTATTTCTCAAAATCAGATGGCTCGATAATCTTTGCAGATTGAGAGTCAGATCTTGGTATAAGTATTCTTGTCATAGAGTTAATTGCCACTCCACAATAGCCCTCTTCGTTGATGTTTTGACTAATGGAGATGAATCAACTTGTCTGGCTAATAAAACACTGTTGTTATCCTTTAATCCAATTTCATTCCATGTATAATTAGCCTCTGAATAACCATAGTCGACACTAATAAACAATGTTGGTCTAGTATAAACAAATCCACTACCTGCTACAGTTTTAAACGTTTTATTAGATGAAGCCTGTAAATCTGTCTGTCCAACTGCTGCTGCCGTTGCTGAATCTCCTACCCCTATTGTGGTAATATATCCACCACCTGATGCGTTATAAAGTCTTTTTAATATAGAATCTTTACCTACGTCTACTATTAGGTTTTTTATGAGATCATTCTTAACTAATTTCTCAGTTCCATCTGCCTGTTTTTCCCATGCTCTTATCCTTAAATGACCATTTAAAGGTACTACTTGATTACCCACTTACATACACACTCCCTGACACTCTAGATCCGTAAGTTGCTGATGTGGGTGGATTAATAAATGGTGCTGTTCTGAACACATTAGTTTGAAACAAATTAGGCTGGAACGTGGTTGTGACGCTTCCACTACTGTAGGTGTTATAAGGCTTGTCATATATATTTGTATCGTCAGACATACTTAAACTTTGCGAGAGTTGAAAATTCTCTATTTTTATTAATAGATTTTCTACTAATGCTAGAGCTTCTTCTGGGGATTCATATTCCCTCACATCCTTTACCCTAGTAATAGAAGATTCAAGGTCATGAATTTTAGCCACTATCTCCTTATCATACTCGAAGAAATCGAAATAATATTCACCTACTTCTAATTCTGTTGTGAGTTTTGGGTAATTCCATTTTATACTTTTAATCACAAAGTCACCATCAATTGATTTTAAAGAATTTTTTATATGAATTATATCGTTTTCTTGTAGGCTGTTATAAACTCTTCCACTTGTAAGTTTAATCTTTCTACTAATATCTTTATATCTGTTAAGATATGATTGGACAAAACGAACACCGTCTTCTCTTGTGCTTATCCATGGTAATGTTAGTTTCTTTGCATGTCTTCCATATTCTGTTATACTAGTTTCTTTTACTCCCCTTATGTACAGAGGTCTTTCGTATATGTATTCAACAATAATATTATTTGATGCTGTTGCTGGTGCTGTAGTAAATGTTATTGTTCTGGCCATTGTGTCAAATTCATAATCTATTTCGGGTAATTTTTCTGTTCCTCCAACAGATACATATACTGTAACTGGATGGTTATCTAATGTGAATACTGTGTTTGAGTTGTTTCCAGAGAATGTTTGTGTTGTGTTATATCTCAAGTTCTGTCCTAACACAGTTAAATCATTCACTATTTCAGTGTCGTCAAAACCATCATCCTTTACTGCTATATTTGTTCCATGTTCTAATAATAAATCTAGATCATTAAAACTAATACTATCAAAAACTAATAGTTTTGAACCAGTAGTATAAAAAATTCTGTTAGTTAATGCTGCCAAATCTTTAATGATGTCTATTAACTTTCCATCTGCTGTATACTGAGCTAATGTTATACCAGAAACACCACTACTTGTACTGAATGTTAAATCTGTTTTATCTTCTACTAGACTTTCAACTATATATTCTGGTGATCTGTTAGTAAATACTGTTCCATTTATCTCAGTTTCTGCAAGTATTTTACCAAAACTTTGTGCAATTATATTCCTTACAGTTAATTCAGAGTCTATTTTTGTTATTTTACCACCAAATTTTATAACAGACCTAGGATTTCTTTTTACATAAATTGTATCTTCTTGATTTGCTGTAAGTTTTCCACTGTATAATCTAACCCTTGATATCTCTCCGTTAAAATAACCACCATAGAAATCACTTCCTATGTATAGATTTGTGGTGGTTGTTATATCTGTTGCTACAGTTGCTGTTCCTTTTGAAACACCATCTATTGATAATGTAACTAAATTACTACTATTTCTTGATACGTTTATTAAATGCCATTCACCATCATTAAAACCAGCAGATGAACTTGTTATTACAGATCCACCAACAGATATTCTAACATCACCAGCAGTTGCAGCATTAGCTTGTATTCCTATTCCACCATCTGTTGATGCAGAGAAAACATTATTTTGATATACGTTGTCTTGGAATACATCACCTTCTATTCTTTTGGATAAGATATACATTCCAGATGTTGTTGAAGTCCATTTGGCCCAAACAAATATAGAAAAGTCACTTGAAAAATCAAACCGTGAGTTATGTGTTACTACTATATTACTGCTTGTACCGTTAAATATTCCAGATTTTCCACCCCAAGAATCAGAACCATATGTTAAATTTGAAGCCGTACCATTATGTTCATATCCACTTTCATCTTCTGCGTTTCCCTGAAAATTATATACTGTTATTAATTTTGTTATATCTACCATATCTTGTAAGTATTTTATTTCCTGGTTTACTGACACAGAAACAGCTTTAGGAACTTTTAAGCTTATTTGATCTATAGCTCTTTCTCCCTCTTTTGTTAACTCTACTTCATGAAGATTTTTTTCAACACCTTCAACAAACAGTTTTACTATGGCCATAACTATTCAGTTGAATCTACAACGTCTCCTATCTGGAATTCCACTGAAGCATTCCATGTGACTGGATCACTTCCTGATTTTTGGAATGATAATCTTTGTATTAATCCTGCTTCATTGAATATGTCATAACTATCTGTTTCATTTCTTAATAAGAATTCATGTCTTTCTTCTCCAGTGAATCCTTTCTTTTCAAACAATTCTGCCAATGCTATCATTTGTCCATCGGCTGTTTTTAAATCGAATGATTGATAACTGTTTCCTGCGTTGTTTCTAATCTTTCTTGAATAAAATGTTCCTGTGTTAGATGTTAAAGTATGTGGTGGGGTTGTATCAGATGGCCAAAGAGTATTCCAAGAAGCCATAGCAGTAAATGGTGTTGTTGTCTCGTCTTTTATAATCCAACTAAATACAACTTTTCCTTGATTTCCTTCTGCCTTTGTGATAATTGCTGCCTCCATATAATCTTCTGGTAAACCAAATGTACTTATAGGCATATTTATTTGACAATCAAAACCACCCAAATTTCTAGCATCATATGAAACTTTTACATTTCCAAACTTATCCTTTAATCTTATTATTATTTTATATACCATTATACACTTCCTCTTCTACTACTAGCTTCTAACATCCATCTCTGAATTAATGGTTTTAATTTCAAGTAATCTGCTTCTTTTGTTATATTTCCTATATGAATATTCAATACATTAATTGGTTTACCTCCTTCTAAATCAGACATAGGAGTTACAAGTTCATTACCACTTTCTCCGAATGCCCACTCATCACCAGAGTGTAACCCAATACCTAAAATTGGTTCATCTATAATACCACCAAATTGTTTACCCTTACCCCTACTACTTCTTGATCTTCCTGCACCACCTTTACTGCCTGATCCACCTGATGATCCACCTTTGCCTGAAGCACCACTCTTTGATCCACCTCTACTTCCTCTTGAACCAGAAGCTCCTGATCCACCACCAGCACCTCCTCCACCAGAAGAGCTTCCACCAGAAGAGCTTCCACCAGAAGAACTTCCACTAGAAGATCCACCACCAGAAGAACCACCTCTACTACTTCTTGCTGCACCAGCACCACCACCAACACCAGTATTTCCTGATGGGCTAGAACCACTAACACTGTTCATGCCACCACCAATAGATGTAGTTGTACCACCACCAGTCATTCCCCAAGAACCACCATGGCCTAAGCTTTGCCCTACAGAAGCAGAAATACTTCCTCCACCATATCCAGCAGCTGAAGATGTATTTGCTGACATTGCTTGTGAAGCAGCAGCCATCATGTTTCTCTGGCCAACTACTGATTCTGCTTGTGTAATCATGGAATGATCTACTCCTGTTGCTCCTAATGCTGCCAACCCTTCATACGTTGATAAGTTTAATCCATGTTGTTTTGTATACTCTGCTGCTTTTATTCCTTTTTCTCCACCACCAGCCAATACATATGCCTTTGCTTGTTCAGAGTCCATGTTCTTTACCTTGGTAAATTGAGCAGTTTGTGCTTCATTTGCTGCTTGGTTTTCAAGTTGTCTTTGGTATCCTTGTTGTATTCTAATTCCTTCAGGAGATGTTGGATCTATTTTTACCTTCTCTCCACCTACAGTCTTATAAATATCCATCATTGCACCAGTTGGACCTTCGAATTTCTGACCTGTTGGATCTCCTAATGTTCTTAGGTTGGCTTTATCATATGTAGCAGGCTGTGATACTGTAACTGTTTTGCCTGCGAGATCAGCAGCATTACCATAGTGTGTTTGACCACCTAGGGTATATGTTCCTGGACCAGTTTGTACTGCATCATTACCAGAAAATGTTCGTGTTGGTCTTTTTGACGATGTATCAAGATCTCCTAATAAACCTCCTGTTGCTATATTAACTGCTGCCATTATATTTATTCCTGCATCTTCTAACATCTTTCCTAGATTTCCTAATGCACCACCTATGTCAATTTCTCCTATTTTAAATTCAGTTCCTAATCCTCCTAATCCTGTAGTTATTGTTTGTCCTAAACCTGTGATACCATTCCAAATAGTTTCTCCTACTGATGATAACCCATCCCAAATAATTGTACCAGCTCCTTGTATACCAGCACTTACAGATCCTAATGCTTGTCCTAATTGATCTCCTATAGTTCTAAAGCCATCAAACACTCCTAACAAAGCAGCCAACAAATTTTGACTTAATGCCAGTACTGATTGTTGTAACTGTAGTCCTGCACGAGATAACCAGTTAGAAAGATTAGTTAATGAACTTGATAATCCAGTAGCTATTGAAGAAAATGAACGAGAAAGCCATTCTCCACCTAATTGTAGTCCTCTCGATACTCCATCTAATCCATTTACAAGCCAGTCATATCCATTTTGTAATGCTTGATAAACCTGGTCAAACCCACCAGTTAATGTGGCCCAAATTCCATCCCAATCTATCTGGCCAAAAATACCTGCTAGTAATCCAAGTAAGCCACCACCTATACCACCAATTCCACCCCACATTTTATCCCAGATTGTTTCTTCTGGTTTAGGCTGTCCACCTGTTCCAGTTGTCTTATCTTCTATTCCATGTTTCTGTCTTAACCATGCTGCTGGATCACTCTGGAATAACTCAACCTCTTCCAATGGACCTCCTGCTGCTGCTAATCCTGTTGCTGGATCAACCCATGCTGGTGTTGCTTCAAACCCAAATAATCCTTTTAATGCACCCCATCCTTGTGATATTGCTTTCATTGCACCACTGTAAATTGCCATTACTGGATCAATGAAGAATCCTAATGCTACCTTACCCCATTTCTCTCCTTCTTTCATCCAGCCTTTACCAGCTTTAAAGAATGGTATAGCAACTTCCTTAAGGAAATAAATGAATAGTGGCCTAAAGAACGCACCAAAGAAATCACCTATTGGTCTTAAGATTAATGTGAAAGCAGTATTCATGATTTGCATCATGGCTTTTAAAAGAGGAGACGCTTGAATTACCTTTGCTATAAGTCCACCTATACTTGCAAGAGCAGTAGCACCCAATAAACCTTTTGCCATACCAGGCATTTTGTCTGAAACAGAAGCTAGTTTTCCACCAGTCTTACTCCAAATCTTACTTATACCAGCACCAATTTTTTGGCCTAATTTATTCCCTTTGTTAGCAACACTTATTCCTCTGCTTACAATTCTCTGAGCACCCTTTAATGTATTTACAGCCATACTTGCCATCTTACCTGCTGCTCTCTGTAATACTTGTTTTTGTGAATTTGATAATTTAGACCAAACATTCTTTAAACCATCCATTAAACCCTTATGCATTTTTTTCAATATGCTTTGTAGTTGTGAAGGTAGTTTGTTCCAGAACTGCTCTAAATATTTTCTTAGTTGTTCTAATATTTTTTCCATTCTTGTTTGCTGTTTTTGTGCTCCAGCTCCACCTGCTCCTTTCTTACCTGCTGCCATTAATTGTTTTATTAAACCAGTCTGTAATTTAGCATTGGAAGCCATCACACCTATACCACCTGCCATTTTTTGTTGGACTTTGAGTTGTTGTTTTAACAAGTTTTGAATTGCTTTTCCATACATAACTTGTGTTTGATTTAGTTTAGTTATTGTTGAATTTAATTTATTAAGTCTAGTCTCTAATTTACCTACAGATGTGCTTATGTTTTTTATAGCCTTTAGTCCTGCCTTATCAAATTTAATAGTGAAATCTCCCTGTGTTTCCATATATATATGATGTAGGTGTCTTAGTTTATAAAAATTCCTATCTTGATTTGGTTTTTCTCTTAGGGTGCATGGCTCTTGGGTTTCTATGTTGTTTTTTCTTGTTAAACGGACCACCTTTGGCTTGCTCGCCTATTTCCACGCCTCTAACACCTGGAGTTAATTCATCCTTTAACGTTATAAGTAGGTTTTTTAAATACTTGAACGGTTGTCTATCAACCTGTTCTTTATCCCACCCGAATTCATGAGCACAAGTAACATATATTTTATATACTAACTGATCTTCTTTATCGATTCTTCGAAGGGTTTCATCATCTGATTCAAGTAGTTCCCTAAAGGGTATGCAGCTAGGATTTTTTCTGCAATCTCCGTAACCTCCTTGTATCCAAGTTGATCTAATCCATCTTCTGATATTTCAAATGGTGCTTTCTTCAATGTGTTTAACATAACTTCCCTTCTGTAAACTTGGACATTAGTTACAGGATTTGTTCCTTCTTGGAAGTTTGCACATTTTTTAATTATTTCTTCGAATTTACCAAATGGCATATCATCTTCGAATTGTACTTCTTCTGGTGTACCTTTGAATTGTATTGTAAATGTCTTCAGTACCATGGTGTGTCTACAAATGATTATTATATAAGTCTTTCTATAATGCTGTGGCTATGTTGTTGTCTGCTATTACTGAAGCTGTTTTTGCTCTCCAGTTAATTGTCTCAAATACTGGTTCTACTGGAACAATTCCATCTATTGATATACTGTCTGGTCTTACTCCTGATAGTTTTAATGTTATTGATTTCTTTGCAGTACCAGTTCCACCATTATCAAATGTTAATATTGCGTCTACTGATGCACCAGCTACTCCTTCTCTGATGAATGATTTTGTTAATGGTTTTTCTATTTGGTCAAGTAATTGTAATAGTTTCTTGTTGTTTACCCATGATGCTTGGAAGTTTCCTGTAATGTCAAATACTCTTCTGTATGAGGATACTGCTTTGTGTGATCCTACTGTGTAAAGTAATGTTGGGTTTTGTGCGAATGTAATATTTGCACTTTGTAATTCTGCTACCACAGATCCATTTGCGTCTGTGTCTGCTGCGTCATCTCCATACCATCTAAGTTCTCCATGTGCGAATGTATATGGAAAATTAAGATCGTCGGTTGGTGGGGCTGAATGATATGTTGTACCATTATCTGCCTCGTTTCCGTATGAAATATCAGCAGAGCAATCTATTGTTCCATCTATAGTTGCACCTATTGCTAATGAGTTTAATATACAGCCAGTTGCTGTTCTTACAATGTTTGCGTCTTGTGCTGCAAATCCAACTTCTACTGAAAATGGTGTTATTGTTTTTGCACCAGAGATATCTCCAGTTGTACCCCACGTATGAACGTATGGTCCAGAACCTGTTGTTGTCTGTGCTCCATAAAGAGCCCTAAAAATCCAAGGGTTTGATAATACAAAGTCTACTGTTAATGCACCTGTTTGCTGTCCATAAGCATATTGTGCTACTTCTACTTGATTTAGTCTTGGTAAATCTTTTGGTGAATGGCCTAATGTCCATGATCCTAGTCTTGCATTTAGTCCAAATGCTTTATGTGTAGAGTTACTAAAAGCAGCGGTTCCAAATGTATCTTCCCAATCATACCTCACATACGAGGACGCACCTGTTCTTACCATCTATATCATTCCTTCTTCTTCATATTTGCTTATAAAGATTGTCATGGATTAATCCTCCTATAAGTTATTCTTACCATATGCCTGAACATATTCCTATAAAGACGGCTTAATGGCTCTGTTCCAACAATTCTCAAATCCACCGATCCTGTTCTTCTTATTTGATCTTTTATAATTCTTACTACTTCCTTCACTAATTCATCATGTCTGTCTATATTCTGATATGATCTAATATCAAGTGTTAGATCAACATTATGAAGATGATCTGTTCCACCCAAACTGAAATATTGTATTGCTTCATTGGTAGGTTCTATTAATATAATACCTTTTTTTACTTCGGCATCTCCAAAACCTATAATTTTTTCATCCCATATTCTTTCTATTCTCGGTATTGGACCACCTGTACTAGTATTCCACTTAGTCTTTAACATGGATATTGCATCGTCAATTACATCATAAGTTGCTATTGCCATTATATCTCCATATCTGCCCAGTCTTTATTACTTCTTTTATCGTATTCTGATACTTCACGTCTATGAGGAACTATTCTTCTTTGTCTTCTTCCTGTCTGTCCATAATAAACCACTATAGGTTCATGTTTTTCATCGTATTTTTTATGGAATTTTTCCTCTTCTTTTCTTGTTACTGGTCTGGCTGAAGGATCTATTGTTGCATACCTTTGTAAACCACGATCATGTACTGCCTTACTAAATAAATATGTTAACCTGTCAACCATACTAGCTCTTCCCCTTGCTGTATGAGAATTGTATTCTTTTTTGAGGCCTGGATCTCTTACTATAACCCTGAATTCTACCCACTTTCTAAATCTTTTAATGTTCGGCCAAACTCCTGTTTGTACTCCATAGAATTCATAATCCATAATATCTTTCAAACTATCTCTCATAAAGACCGAACCACCTCTTCCCTTCTTAGATTTTTGCCATACAAGTCCTCTATGAATCATTTCGTCTGTCATTCCCCATCGCCTTAACATAAGTTTAGTTGATGACTCACCTTGGGTTATTAATCTATTTGTTATTTCATCTTCTAACTCATCTATTGTTATGTCTTCTGTTTTTAATGCTTTTTTTGCAACACCTAAAATTCTTGTTTGCATTGCTTTTAATAGCATTGTCTTTCTACTATGTGGAATCATTATGGTATGATGTAAACTTCCCTTCTATTATCGATACATTTTTCAATGTCTACTTCCCATCTTGCCTTTACTGCTTGAAGGTCAATACCAGTTCCACCCATTGGTAATCTATCCATTCTAAGGCTTGTATTGACAAGTTCGATGGCAGTCATTTTAATAACACAGTCAGCTATATCTCCTGGAATTGTAGTATCTCCACCAAAACCTTCTCCACCATATCTATAAGTAACTCTAACCCTGTTCTTTCTTAAAATTGAAAATATAAATCCTCTAAGATGTACTGTTCCCCTTTCATAATTTACATCATACCATTCGCTGTTTCCTAGAATGTTTTCCCAGTTTGATGAAGCTCCCTGCCAAATTTCTATCTTATCTCCTTCAGCAGCATCAAAGTCGTACAAGTTTCTGTGGGCTAAGAATAAAGGTGTACCCCAACCGAAAGTATACAAAAGTGGTAAGTCATGTAGTTCTCTTGTTATTGTTTTTGATCTCCATGCGTGACCCATTCTCCTATCAAGTTCGTCTTCCTTTCTGTTTATTATCTTTTCTACTTGTGATTTGTTTGGACTTGTCGTTGCAGTTATAGGTATTCTAAGAAAATCTGCTACGTCTCCTGATGTACAATACGTGGTTGCCATGTATTATATAAAACTCTAATGTATTTAAATTTACTTAAATACTACAGTTACTTCAGCACTACCATCACAATCTGCGAATATTCCATTCTCAAATCTTCTGTGGATGTTTTGATAATTTCCCTCTATTGCTGTGAATATGGTACATTCTATTGGTGTGGCACTTGCATTTACTCCATTTCTAAACTCCACCTTATTTGAGCCAGTTCCTTTCTTTGTGACAAAAACTGCCACCAGAACTCCATGATTACCTTTTATCAATGTGTCTGAGTTAAACGAAACTATATTATGATTAAGTTCTACCATACTGATATATTGTAAATATGAATATATATAAAGTTTACCAAAATAAAGAAAAAAAAATGGCTGTTTTTGGACTCTAGTAGCCTATGACTAGAAACTCGAATACTTTTGAGTTGCACGTTGAACTTGCGTTTGCGACTTCAGTGAATTTGGATTGTGCTCCACCACCCACATCAAAGAGCTGAATCTTCTCGTTTGCTTTATCATACTGTACTTCTTGTCTAGAGTCTGTATAAGTTGGTATTACAGCAACGAGTGTAGATATCCTGCCCTCTTTAAGGTCAGCAGACACTCCGTTGGTCGCATAGTTATCAGAAGCACCAAAGGTGACTTTGATAGCATATACTCGCAGTTTTGATACTAATGCTGCTTGCCATGAGAGAGTTTTTCTCACGTTAGCATCTGTCCATGTTGATGAACTTATTGTTAATGCCATTGATATTTGGGTATGTTAAAGACTTATAAAGATTGCTTAAAAAAAGAAAAATATGCCCGAAGGCTTCAATTTTATTAGAGTTTTATATCTCTTATCTTACCCTGTGATTTGAAGTGTCTACAAACAGTTTCGCCCATTGTACGGAAAACTCCTTTCTCAACAAATGCGTTGTTGACAAATGGATATCCAGGTGAACGTCTTGTTGCCTCATAATATTCTGTTGGGATAGCGATTTGGATACCGATTCTTGGGTAACCATATCCTTCTGCATCAGATGTATCAAATGCGAATAGTCTTCCGACTTCACTGGCATCGCCAGAGTCGCTTGGTGCGTCTTTGCTTGGGATGAATGGGATTCCATAGATTGAATCTACGTGAATACCAACGCCTGTTCCTTTGAATGTTTGGATACCGTTTACGTCTACCTGTACGAGTGCCTCACCATATGGGTTTGGAATACGAACAGATGGCAT